CTCAGAGGCACCGGCCTTGGTGCCCTGCTCGCGGATGCGCTGGATGTCGGCGCGCAGCTTGGCCTCGCGCGACAGGAAACGCTCGGAGTCCTCCGACCATTTCTTCTGGGCGGCGATGCGCTCGTTTTCCTGGCGCTGACGCGCAGCCTGTGAACGTGCTGCGGCTTGCGACTGCAGCTCCTCAGTGCGCAGGCGGCCGATCTGCAGGTTGTAGTCGCTGATTACGTCCTGGCGCGAGCGCCCGTAGGTCTGCCCGCCCATGCTGGCAAACCGATCTCGACGGGCCTCCAAGTCTGCGATCTGGTCGCCGAGCGAATCCTCCCGGCCAATGCCGAGCATCGCGTCCCAAGCCTCCTTGGCCACGTCTTTGACGGAAATCCACCCTTTTTCAAGGGTGCCCAGCGAACGGCGAACGGACTCAGCGCGATCGCTGAGCATGTTCGAGTAGGTCTTCTGGGCCAGCGCTGCCGCATCCTCGACTCGGCCCTGGTCTTCCAGCGCCTTGATCTGGGCGTAAGTCGCTGCCGTCAGAAAGTTGTACTTCTCGTTGAGCTTGGCGATCCCGTCGGCAGGCGCCTTGCCCAGCTCGGCGAAGTCCTTGGTCAGATCTTCGACCGACACGCCCGCGCTGCGGTTGAGCGAGATGATCGCGGCAGCTGCGCCCTGCAGCTGATCGCTGGCCACCTTGCCAGTGCCAGCCAGGCCTGCCAAGACCTCGGCGGCCTTGCCCTGGGTGCCGACGACGCCGTCGATGGCCTTGGCCATCGCGTTCAGCTGCGCCACCGAAGTGCCTGCGCCGTTGCCGCTGAGCACCAGCTGCTTGTTGAACTCCACCGACTCCTGGGCGCCTTGGAGGTACGCCACGCCAAGGGCCGCGACGGCGCCAGCTGCCAGGGTGAACGGGTTCACCAGGCCCACCACGTACCCACCCAGCGCGCGCGCAGCAGCGCCCACGCCGCCGAACATGTCCTTGAGCTGCCCCCCCTGCTGCAGCAGCACGGTCAGCGGGGCTTGTCCAGACGCCAGGCTGGTGGCGATGTCGGTGAACTGCGCCGGCACGCCGCGCAGGGCAGCTGCAGTCTGGGCGGCGGACACACCCATGCGGCCGACCGAGCCAGCGGCGGCATCCGCGCGGCGGCGGGCCTCTTCCAGCTGCTCCAGGTAGGGCTTGAGGGCCGACACGTTGGCGCCGCGCTGGCTGGCCAGCGTCTCGAAGTACCGGGCTGACCCCTTCTCGCCAGCTTCAATGGCCGCGGTGGCCCGCTGCACGCTGGAGATGATGGACTTCGTGGCCTTGTCCACACCCTGGGCGGCCTTGTCGCCACCCGCTGCGATGCCGTCCATGCCTCGGGCGGCCTGCTGCCCAGCCTGAGCCACCGACTGCGCCATCGTCTTGGCGCCTTGCTCGACGTCCCTGAACCCAGCACGGGCACCGCTGGCGTCCACTTCGAAGGCCAGCTGGGTCTTGCGGGTGTCGGTCATGTCGGCCTCAGGATCTTTGTCGGAAGTGCTGGAGCACGGCCGCCTCCATCACCTGCAGGTCTTCCAGCAGGCGCGGGCGGTCACAGTCGGTGGGTAGCGTCAACGCCATGTAGGCGCAGACGCTGGCGTAGTCCAGGCCGGTCGGGCCGGCCATGCCGTGGCGCCATTGAGTGCGCACGGCCACGAAGAGCTCGAAGGCGGGCACGTTCTCGGCCCAGACCTCGACTTCTTGCTTGCGGTACAGGTAGCCGAGATCAAAGCCACCGGCTCGCGAAGGAGCGCCCCTGTCGTCGTCCGTGTAGAGGGCGACAGCGGCCTCCTTCAGTTTCCCAGGCGGCCTGCGGTCACTGCGCTGCGGTAGGTCTCCATCAGCGCGGCCGCGGCTGCAGGGATCTCGTTGGAGAGCGCGCGGGCGTTGTCGATGGTCAGCTCGTCGGGCAGGTTCCAGCCCACCAGGATCTCCAGCAGGTAGCGCCCGTTCTGGTCGGTGGTGCGCTTCATCAGCCCGGCCATGCCGATGCCTTCGACCTGGTCGGCCTGCACGCCCGCGTCCTTGACCAGCTGGTCGACGAAGGTGCCGAACTGGTCGCGCGTGCGGTAGCGGAACTCGGCCTCGATCATGCCGGTGGTGCCGTCCAGCATCGGGAAGCTGACGACGCGCTTGAAGCTCTTGGGCACGGTGCCCAGCTTGATGGTGCTCATGTGTGGTCTTTCGCAGGAGGATGAAAACGCCCGTGCCCAGCCGCGCCGCTCCTGCGAAGAGCGAACGCGGCCGGGTCGGTGCTGGGTGATGGGCCCTCAGGCCCGGGGGTCAGGTCGCGTAGCTGATGGCGCGGCCCAGCAGCGTGAACGAGGCCTGCACGGTGTTGGCCTGGTTGACGTTGAGGGCGGGCACCTCGGAGACAGCCAGGTAGCCGAAGCCGTAGGTCGTGGCGCCGCCCGACAGGATCATCTTGAAGGCCACCTTTTGCAGAGCGCGGCTGATGCCCAGCATGGTCTGGTAGTTGGCGTTGGCAGCGTCGTGGCCCAGGGTCAGCGTGATCGACGTGGCGTTGAAGCCGGTGGGCACGTTGATCTGGTTGCGGCGGGCCAGAGGGCTGATGGTCGTGAAGCGCGGGTCGCCGCCGGAGGTGGCGATCGACAGGACCTGCGGGATCTCCAGCCAGTTGGAGATCTTCTGGGCCGAAGAGTTCGCACCACCACCAGCCGAATAGAAGCTGGTGTTGGCGGTGTCCAGGCCCAGCAGGCTGAAGGTGTCAGCGGTCAGCTGGTCTGCCTTGAACACGGTGTCGGTGGCGTCTTCCCAGCCCGACGTCAACAGCAGCTCGTCGTTGTCGACGTAGCCGTGGGCGACCGAGGTTGCCACCGAAGGGTTGGCGTTGCTCATGGCGGCCAGGGTCTTCGCCGCGGCGAAGGTGTTGGAGAACAGAAAGCGCGAGCCTTCGGGGAAGTTGTAAGACATGGTCTTTCCTTTCGGGAATGAAAAAAGCCGCCCGAGGGCGGCTGGTTGTGATTGCCCGATCGGGCTGGTGGAGGGCTTCCGTTACCGGGCGGCCCAAATTGAGAAGTCCTGCATGGCGCCACGCAGGTCTGTGTCTTCATCGTGCGCGGCAACCAGGGCCGACACCGGGCGGGCAAGGAACAGGGTCGCGGCCACCAGTGCCGCCTCCACGCTCAGCGCCAGCGCGTTGGCCTGGGCCCGCGTTTCGGCCCAGCAGTTGATCTGCACCATGGCGTTGCGCTTGTCGGGCAGACCGTTGATCTGCGGGATGACATCCCCGCCGATCTGCTGCCACGTGATGTAGGGCCGCTGGGTGTCGGTGGGCGCCACGTCGGGCGACACCCGAGGGCACACCGTCTGCAGCAGCGTGACCAGGTCAGATTCCAGGCTCATGGTATCCCCAGCTTCTTGTCGAGGCGCTTCCACAGCTCAGCCTTGGCCGCTTCCATGGCCGCGCCGAACTTAGCCTGTGCAGGCCGCACGAACGGCCGCGCCGCCACCTGCTTGGGCGCAGGCAAGGGCCGGTCCTTGTGGGTGGTGAAGCGCCGGGTCTGCGGGTCGTAGGTGATCTCGTAGCGCTGCAGGTGCCCGTACTCCACCAGGTGCCCGTGCGGCGCCTTGCGGGCGTTCCAGCTCACGTGGTACGTGGCAAAGCCGGTGCCGGAGTTGTTCGCGCTGAAGGCCTGGTAGATGGATCGCTCCAGGTTGCCCGTGCGCTTCTTGATCCGCCCCACGTTGCGCTTGACCTCGTCGTACAGCACCTGGGCGGCGGCCTGGGCTGCTGGCCGTACCGCGGCTTCGGCCTCGTCGCTCAGCTGCTGCAGCCAGCCCTGCAGGCCAGAGGTGTCGACCGTGATGCCGAAGCTGTTGCGCCCGCCGCTCACGTGACCACCTTGCACACCAGATCGGTGTGGGCCTGGCGGGCGGCGGCGGGCATGACGGCCTCGACGTCATAGACGGTCGAGCCCGAAACCACCCGCATGCCCGCGACCAGATCATCGCGCCGACGGATCCGCACCGAGGCCTTGATCACAGACACCTCGCCCCCCGCCTTGATGGCAGCCACACCACTGAGGTGGCGAACATCGGCCCACACGGTGGCCACGTCCACCCAGGTCTTGATCGGCTGGCCCAGCTCGTCGCTGGCGCCGCTCAGGCGCTGGATGGTGATGCGCGTGCTCAGTTGGCCTGCTTGCATGGGGCGGTCCTTTGGTGGCTTAGATCGTCACGCCGTTGTTGCCCGTGATCTGCCAGAACCAGTCGCTGCCGTTGTTGGTCTGACCACAGACGCTGAATGACTGACCAGGTTGCAACGTCACACTGGTCTTGCCCGTCTGGCGGTTGAACGGCTGGTTAGCCGCCGTGTTAAACGTCAAGGTGACACCAGGGGTTGTGCTGGCATTGCACAGATGGAACTGAACGCCGTTGGCTGTGTTCGCCGCGCCCGCAACACCCGACAAGGTCGGCATTGATCGCGTCGCGTTGGCGTTGCCAACATACGCCCAGCAGCCAGCATCCTGCCCGTTCAGCGTGCCACTGGTTCCGGAGCTCGTGGACACTCGTTGGCCGAGCGCGGCGCCCGGGTAGATGAACGACCCACCCGAGATGTTGATGCCCGACATCCCCGTTGCGGTGTTGGGGTTGGTCGCCAAGTTGAAGCCGACTCGCCCGTCATCGTTGCGGAACATGCCTTGGGGCGGAGTGTTCGGGGTGGTGACGCCGGTAACTTTTCGGGCAGCACCCGCGCTCGTGAACTTGCCGCCGGATTGGCTGTCAAAGTCGGTGATGAGTGACCCGGTGGCCGTGAATGTTCCTCCCGTTTGACGGGCGCACAGCGTGGATGCTTGGTCAACGTCTTGAGAGTTGAACACCGTCCCGATGCCAAGATCAATCAGGGTGTTCTGCGTGACGATCAGATTCGTGCCGTAGCCCTCAGCGTCAAGGCCGAGAGCAGTTGACGGCTGAATGTAGTTACCCGCATCCGATTGACCGTAGCCCACAAACTCAAACGCCGCGAAGCCGAAGGTAACCAAGCTGACGGCAGAGTTTCCGCTAGGGCGGATCGGGTCGCCGCCGATGTAGTTGCCCAGCCGCACGACGGTGCCCTGCGAATAAACCACAAAGTAGGTTTGGAAGCGGTTGAAGCCGTTGGCACTCACGCTGACGGTGACGCCAATGTCCACCGGAAACACGCTGGCGTCAGCCACCACGATGTCATCGGTCGCGTTTGACATGGTCGCAGCAGCCGTGACCTTCACGCCCGAAGCGTTCCGCTGCGCCTTGACGATGCAGATGTCGTTGAACGCCGATCCGGTGGGGCCAGGGGCGCCGCCATAGCTGTGCACGCACCAGCCACGGGTCTTGTAGTTGCCGCCCTCGGAGAACAGATCGGAGATGTAGAGGTTGCCGTGGTTGAAGATGCCGCGCTGCACGCTGCCGCTGAATCGACCCGCACCCACCGCACCAACAGCAGGGCCGACGCTCACGCCAGTGATCGACGAGTATTGCCAGTTTTCGAGGTCAACGCCCCAGCCGGTGTTGTCCTGAACCCGGACGTTGCGAACGGAGCTTTTGTAAGCCCCGCCGCGCCACTTGGCACCGACCTTGATGCCGTTGCGCGGGTTCAGGATCGCCAAGTCTCGGATGTGGGCGCCGTAGATGCCAAGGGCGTGCATCTGGCCCATGTCGGGCAACTGGAACTCCCCGTCAATGTGGTTGCCGTAGAACGTGTCAAACGTCCCGTCACCCTTGATGATCGTGCCGCCAGTCGGAGAGTGCGCGACGTTGCCGCGCCAGTCGCTGCCCTCGTATGCCAAGCCCGACAGCACCGGGAAGCCCTGCCCCGCTCCGGCAAGGTCATACAGCTCAGGCAAGAACTTGACCGTGGCAGTCTTGCCAGCAGCGAGCGCAACCTGAGCTTTTGCGATGGCGTCCATCACGCCGCCGAAGGTGTTGGCACTCGGGTAGTACACAGCACCACCACCAGAGGCAGGAGAGCCAGGCGAAACGTAGGGCATGGCAATGCCCAGCCCGATCAGGCGGGCCTCTTCAGCGCCGGGCAGCGTGTAGACGCCGTTCGCCTCGTACTGCTGCCACTGGGCCTTGAACTGGATGGTCATTCCTGGCCGCCTTTCTTCTTGGAGGTTGCGGGCTTGACGACGGCGGGCTCGGCAGCGGCCTGCTCGACCTGCTCGGTCGTTTGCTCGACTTGGTCAGCCACAGCCGGCTGCTCGTCCAGCTCAGCGGCAGCGGCCTGCTCGACCACGTCGGCCCACTTCGCGCAGCCGTGTACCTCGACGAGGTGGGCGCAATGGTCTTCAGGGCCGCGCCACGCGTCGCCAGAGCTGAAGTTGCCCACCAGGGCGCTGCTGCCGGTGGCAGTGAATTCGATTCGTCGTTGCATCACATCCTCGTCAGGCGTAGGTGCGCAGCGGGTCCAGCAGGCCCGCGTGCAGGGGGTTGATTTCGAGCTTCTGGCCGGCCGCTTCCACGTTGGCCATCCAGGCCGCCACGTGGGCCAGCACAAAGCGCTTGGCGCAGGCCGGGACCAGCGCGGGCGCGTAGCCCACGGTCAGGTCAAGCCGCACGCGGGGGCCTGGGCGGTCAGCCAGCGCAGGCCAGCTGTTGAGCGGCGCCACAAACCAGCGGGTGCCGTCCAGGTAGGTCACGGCCTGGCCTGCGTCGACCGAAGCCCAGGTGCTGCCGTTCCAGTAGGTGATGGCGGTGGCCGTCACCGGCCCGCGCACCGCAACGGCCTCGGTCGGTGCGGGCCAGTCGGTCAGGCTCAGGCGCACGGTCTGCTGGGCCAGGTAGGTGCTGGTTTCGTGCTCGGCCAGCTCGCGTGCGGCCTGGATGAGCATCTGCAGGTCGGCGTCCTGCGCGGTGCCTTCGATCCGCAGCGCCTGCTTGCACTCGGCCAGGGTCACGGGCTCGACCGTGGCGGGCGTCAGGGTGGTGTAGGTCATGGGGTCCTTCGGCGCGGTGCGGGTCTGGCCTTGCCGCAAGCCTCACGCGACAGGCGCGCAATGGCTTGTGGCAAGGCCCCCAGGGCGGGGGCCTCGCTCGGTCGGCTGAGGTGGATCAGGCCGGGGTCAGATCGCCGAAGCGGATGGCGGCGGGGCGCTCGACGGCCAACATGCAGCGGCGCTCAGCACCGATGGTGATGAGACCCTTCTGGAAGTTGTCGGTGTCGCTGCCCGACATCTCCACGGTCACGCCAGCGCGGGTGTAGAACGTGGCGGCCATGGCCAGGGCGCCCACCAGCACGGTGTCGGCGGCCACGGCGTTCGAAGCCACCACCGGCAGGCCGAACAGGCTCGGTGCCACAACGCTGCCAGGGTCACCCAGCAGGTAGCGGTTCTGGGTGTCCTTGGCCAGGCGCATCGTCCACCAGTCGGCAGGGTTGACCAGGATGGCGTCGGCCGGGTAGTCGCCGGCCTGGCTGTCGCCGATCATCTTGCCGATCAGGTCGAAGCGGTTGCCCAGCAGGCCCAGTGCGGTCAGCGACGCGGCGGTGTAGCCGTGCGCCGTGAAGTTGCCGGCCTTGGTGAAGCCGCTGATGTTCGGCTGGGTGCCGTTGCCAGCGATGATCTGGTTCTCGACGCGCACGTTCACGCCGTAGATCATGCGGGTGTTGATG